GATATATTGAAGCGTGTATGCGAAAAACCCCTACTTGGGCAGAAGGGCTACCTTTAGATTGCGAGTCTGGTGTAGCTAAAGCCTACGGAGATTGTGAACCTGATGGGTAAAGTTATTAACATAGATAGAACTCCTTATATACAAGATGATATTGATGATTTTGATAAAGATGGTGTGTCTACTAAAATATTTATAGCTCAAAGTAGCGATTGTGATTATGCTTTAGTCTTTGAACAGTCTAGATTTTTAGATGGCAAAGAGATTGATACACAAGAAATTGTAATACCTTATGAGAATTTGAGGCAAGTATTACCCAACATACTTAGCGCCACTAAAGAAGTATTAAGGCTTACGGAGGAGAGTAAGGAGTGAGTATAAAACCTTGGTCATTCTCTAAAATAAAATCTTTTGAGCAATGCCCTAAAAAGTTTTATCACCTTAAAATATTAAAAGATTACAAGGAGCCTGAGACTGAGGCTATGTATTACGGCACAGCTTTTCATTTAGCCGCCGAAGAATATATACGTGATGGTACACCACTCCCTGAGAAGTTTATGTATGGTAAGGCAGTACTTGATTCTCTTGCCGCCAAAAAAGGTGATAAGCTATGTGAGTTAAAGATGGGGCTTACAGAAAATTTAGAACCATGCGGATTCTTTGATGATAATGTATGGTGGAGAGGCATAGCAGATTTAGTTATATTAAACGAAGAAGATAAGGTAGCATGGGCTATAGATTATAAAACAAGTAAGAGCACTAGGTATGCAGATAAAGGTCAGTTAGAATTAATGGCTATGGCATTGTTTAAACATTTTCCTAATATAGAGACAGTGCGTGGTGGCTTAGTATTTGTAGTGTGTGATGAGTTAGTTAAAGAAGAGTATGAACATACAGTTGCATCGAGCCTGTGGACTAAGTGGCTAACCGATTATAGTCGTATGGAGAAAGCGCAAGAAAAGAATGTATGGAATGCAAACCAAAGTGGCCTGTGTAAACGTCACTGTGTGGTGACTGAGTGTGTATATAACGGGAGGAACTAATGCCGTACAAAAATAAAGCAGATCGCAAGAAACAAACCAATGCTCCTAAGGGTACTAAAGAGCATAAGGCTCGTATGGAAAGACAACGAGCTAGACGTAAGATGGATAAGAAAGGTAAAGATGTTAACAAGAACGGTAAGGCTGATAAGCGTGAAGGTAAAGATGTAAGCCATAATAAAGCTTTGAGTCGTGGGGGTAGTAATAAAGATGGTGTTAGAGTAGAAAGTAGATCAGCTAATCGAAGTCGTAATTACAAAAAGAAAAAATAATTTTTTGTGTGGACGCTTACCTAGATGCGTCAATAAATAGTTTGGGACGATCTCTACCCCTAGATTGTTTTGGAGTTTATATATTCTCTCCTTTAACCCAACAAAATCAGGTAGCTTGAGGTGCTTATCCTATCATCCCGACCTAGCCCTATCGGGAAGCGAAGCAGGGCTATTAACTTTTCGTGTGACGTGGACACCCATTTCACACTTTTTTGCATCGGAGAAATAAATGAAAATAGTAGATAACAAGGCGTTATTGTTAAGATTACGTAGTCCAAAACAAGTTACCACAGTAATACCTAAAAGCAAGGAATTAGAAAATAATAAAGTATTAGTTAATTGGGGTATAGAAGAAGCGCACGTACTTAGGAACTTAAATATAAAAGCGCCCTCTCCCATAGAACGCACATACCAATGGACAGGACAACACGCGCCATTTGATCACCAAAAAACAACGTCCTCATTTTTAACACTTAACCGAAAGTCTTTTTGTTTTAACGAACAGGGTACAGGCAAAACAGCTAGTGCTATATGGGCATCTGATTTTTTATTAGACAAAGGTTTAATAAACAGAGTGTTAGTGATATGTCCATTATCAATTATGGATTCAGCATGGCGTAATGATTTATTTACATTTGCTATGCACCGTACGGTAGATGTAGCTTATGGATCTGCTAAAAAACGTGAGGAGATTATAAACAACGGTTCTGAGTATGTAATAATAAATTATGATGGATTAGCCATAGTAGAGAAAACTATAATAAATGGAGGCTTTGACTTAATAATAGTAGACGAAGCTACGCATTACAAAAATCCACAAACTAACAGGTGGAAAACTCTTAATAGGGTTATAAATTCTAACACTTGGTTGTGGATGATGACAGGTACTCCTGCGGCACAGAGTCCTATAGACGCGTACGGTTTAGCTAAGTTAGTAAACCCTAACAAAGTACCTAGATTTTTAGGGTCATTTCGTGATCAAGTAATGCGTAAAGTAACTAACTTCAAATGGGTTCCCAAAGATACAGCTACCGAGACCGTACATAGAGTATTGCAACCTGCTATAAGGTTTACTAAAGAAGAATGTTTAGACCTACCTCCTATGGTATATGTCAAACGTCAAGTAGAAATGACTCGGCAACAAAATAAATACTACAAAGAACTAAAAAGTAAGATGGTAATGCAAGCGGCAGGAGAACAAATATCAGCGGCAAATGCGGCTGTTAACATGAATAAATTATTACAAATATCAGCAGGTGCAGTGTACACCGACAAAGGAGATGCATTAGAGTTTGATATAAAACACCGCTATAAAGTATTAAAAGAAGTAATGGATGAGTCTAGTAAAAAAGTATTAATATTTGTACCTTTTAAACATGTAATCGACATACTGACAGATAAATTACGTAGCGAAGGTATAACAACAGAAATTATACGTGGGGACGTATCAGCACCAAAACGTACTGACATATTTAAAAGGTTTCAAGAACAAGACAATCCTAAAGTGTTAGTTATACAGCCGCAAGCCGCCGCGCATGGGGTCACTTTAACAGCCGCAAACACTGTGGTGTGGTGGGGGCCAACTAGTTCTCTTGAAACATATGCTCAAGCTAACGCTCGTGTACACAGGTCAGGACAAGATCATAAATGTACCGTTGTGCAGCTACAAGGTTCTCATGCAGAGAAACGTGTTTACTCATTGTTAGATAACAGAATTGACGTACACACAAAAATGATTGACCTTTACAAAGAAATACTTGACTAAAGCAATAAACGCTATTAAAGTTAAGATCTCGTCACTTAGTGGAGGTAATAAATGAGCGAAGAGATTGTAGATGAACCTAACGCAGAGAAGCTTACCGAGGTCTATCTTAAAATAAAGGCAAAACGTGCGGAGTTATCCGCGTCATTTAAAGAAGAAGATGATGTACTAGTGAAGCAGTTGAACAAAGTAAAGAAGGCGTTACTTGCATACTGTGAAGATCAGGGACTAGAAAGTGTTAGGACTTCAGCAGGGTTATTTTATAGGTCTGTTAAGACTCGATACTGGACTAGTGATTGGCAATCTATGTATGAATTTATTTTAGATAATGAAGTACCTGAGTTTTTTGATAAGAGGCTAAATCAAGCTAATGTGCGACAGTTCTTAGAAGATAACCCTGACCTTGTACCTAAAGGTCTTAATGTAGATTCAGAATACGCGATAGCGGTAAGGAAAAAGTAATGAGTGAACAATTTGTACCTATTGAAGAAGTGTCAAAGCACTTCTCAGTATCAATATCAACCATTCGCGCTTGGATACGGCAACAGCATATACCTAAAAGTGCTTACTTAAAAGTTGGTAACACCTATAGATTTAGGATAAGTGATGTCACCAATGCGTTGAAACCTGAAGAAGAAAGTGTGGATTTTGAAAGTCTTGATGCCTCAGAAAATACTGCGGATTTAGTTACCGAAGCATTTACTGACGAGGACATCTAGTGGATGAAGGCTCTGGCCTACGTCGAATTAGTATTCGTGGTAGCAGATTTAGTGAGATTATTAGCGGTAAAGAAGTTAACACGAATATAGATAGCTTTAGGGATATTGTTATTATGAATGCGGCTCCCGTGTCTCGTACTTACTATAAGGATGCATACGACCCTAACAAGGTTGCGTTTCCTTTATGTTGGTCAGCAGATACACAGAGGCCGTCTGTAGATGTCCCCAAAGAACAAAAACAATCTAATCGTTGTCTAGATTGTGCAAAAAATATACGCGGTTCGGGTAGTAATGGAGGACGTGCGTGTAGGTTTTCGCAACGCCTAGCAGTAGCGTTTGAGGATAAATTAGATGAAGTATATCAACTCCAATTACCTGCTACTTCTATATATGGTAAAGGGCATGGTGGGCACATGACCATGCAGGGTTACGTCAAGTTCTTGTCAGGGCGTAACGCTGTAGCTACAAACGTTCTTACGAGAATGTATTTTGACGAGAGAAGTGTTGTACCAAAACTTTATTTCAAGCCTGTGCGTTCTCTTGGGGCTATGGAGTTAGATACTGTGCGAAAAATGATTAATCATTCAGATACATTAAAAGCTATTACTTTAGATGTATCACCAGTAAACAACTCTGTGTCTCCGTTTGGAGTAGTAGATGGTTTTGAAGTAGATGCAAACTAAAAACTAAGGATTTATGTTATGAGTTATATTATTGAAAATGTAGAAATACTTTATCCACGTATTAATCAGCCGTATAAGTTTGATTCTGCGGCAGGAGAGAACGGTAAAAGTGTGCCGTGTGATCCATTTGATGATGGGGCAAAGTATGAAACAAAGTTTCGCATGGAGAAAGATCAAGCCAAAGCTTTGTATGCGAAGATGACAGAATCTTATTTAGCGGCTAAAGAAAAAAATTGGCCCGATAAGATTGACTTTCCATTTGATAAACAAGAAGATGGAACTTATGTAGGTAAAGCCGTGCTTAAAGCGGCGTATGGTAAAGATGCTACAGCACGGCCTAAACAGTATGATGCTAAGAGCACCGAACTGCCTGAAGATTTTAAACTGACTACTGGCAGTACAGGCAATGTAGCGGTAACATTTTATCCGTATTATATGCGTGAAGCAGGTGTATCTATCCGATTACGCGCAGTACAGGTTGTTAAGTATGTACCATTGGAGTCTGCATCACCGTTTAGTGCAGTAGATGGATTTGAAATGGAGGCAAGTGATAATCCATTTAAAACTGCTAAACCTACACCTAAAGTAAGTGACGATGTTTTTGAAGATGAACCTGCTCCAGTAAAAGAGCCAAAAAAGGTCGCTAAAACAAAAACAGTAGCGCCAAAAGAAGCCGACAAGGACTTGGCCTCAATCGTTGATGAGTGGGACGACTAACCTTTTATCAACACTTCACGTAGCTAGGA